TACAGGAAGCGGAAAAACTCTGCTTGCTCAAACACTTGCAAAAATGCTTGATGTTCCGTTTGCCATAGCAGATGCTACAAAAGAAAATTTGACTTTTTCTAAGAAAAATGATATAATATATATAGATTCAAAAAAGAAAGGTGATGTCAATGCCACTAAGTAAAGAACAAAAGCAAAAAATTAATGAACTCTATTATGAGTGTGGAAATAAAAAAGAAATTTCACGTCAGCTTGATATTCCCTACAATACTATCTTAAAATTCTTAAAAGATACAGATATTATTCCAAAACAAACAATCCATAAAAAAGGACAGAAAGTCGTTCTTACAGATGAAGAAATAGAACAAATCAATAAGCGTTATGAAGAAACACTTAATATGGCACAAGTAGCTCGTGAATTTGGAATTACAGGTGCAAAAGTAAAAAGTGTCTTAACTTCTGAAAACTTAAAACTAGTTGATAAAGATAAAGAATATCGAGATGCATTGTTCTATTACATATTAAATCTTTTTGGAATTGAATCTGAGAAGAATCCAGTCAGTGAATGGAATATTACTCAAATGCAAAATTTTAAGAAAAGTGGAATTAGTTATCGAGCGCAATTATTAACTTTGAAATATTATTATGAAGTTCAAAGAAATAAAGTTAAAAAAGAACATCGGACAATTGGAATAATTCCATTTATTATAAATGATGCGGCGGCGTATTATCGTCTGCAAGATAAAAGAAAGAAAGATATTGAACAGGCAATTGAAAAGCAACTTGCACAAGATAGAATCACAATTAAATACAATCCAAGTGATTATATCGGTAAGAGAAAGAAGAAAAAGATGATTGACCTTAATTCAATTGTAGGCGATGAAGAATGATACAATTAGATAGACATACAGTAATTCAGGTATTAGGCGGTTTAATGAACCGCCCTGAGTTACTAAATGATACTGATAAATATCGATTAGAAGTTTCAGATTTTGCAACAACATTGGACAAATTTATATTCTCAGCAATCTATAATCTATATAATGGCGGCGCAGAGAAAATAAGAGCAGTTGACATTGTAAACTATCTTAAGGATAATCAAACTGCGGCAGTTTATTTAGAGAAAGAAAATGGAGAGGTTTTTCTCCAAGATTGTGAAACAGAAGCAGAGCCGCAAAATTTCTATTATTATTACAATAGATTAAAGAAAATTAATTTTCTAAAAGATATTCAAGCTTCAGGTCATTCAATTGAACAATTCTATTGTGAGGATATTTTTAATCCTCATTATAGTGAGATTAATGAGAGGTTTGAAAAATTAACGACAAAAGATATTCTAGATCAATTGAAAGGCGAAGTTAATAATTATGAAAATAAGTTTGTACTAAATAGTGTTGCAGAAGAGAGTAAAGCTTCTGATGATATAGATCAATTAATTAAGGACTTAAAAGAAAAGCCAGAAGTTGGATGTCAGTTACAAGGTCATATTTTTAATACAATTTGCCGTGGCGGGCGCAAGGGTAAACTCTACCTCCGCTCAGCATCATCAGGTACAGGCAAAACGCGTACAATGGTTGGAGATGCCGCAAACCTCGCATACCCAATTCGTTTCGATACCACAAAAGGTAGATGGATCTGTACTGGTTCGGCAGAAAAGGTTTTATATGTAATGACAGAGCAAGATCCTGAAGAAATTAAAACAATGATTTTAGCTTATCTAACTGGATATAATGAGGAAATTTTTCTTTATGGAACTTACGGCGAAGAAGAGATGCCAAGAATTGAAATAGCAATAGAAATCATGAGAAAATATGAAGATAATCTATTGTTTGCAAGGATTCCTGATCCAAGTGCTTCTGTTGTTAAAAATTTATTTCGCCGCTATCATATTCAATATGGAGTAGAAAACTTTTTTTATGATTATATTTTCTCAAGTCCAGCAATGTTAAATGAATATAGAGATTTAGGATTGCAAGAATATGTTTGTTTGAGATTGTTTACAACAGCGTTAAAGAATCTCGCAATTGAGTTAGATTCTTTTGTCTTAACATCAACACAAGTTAGCAATGATGATGGCAATGGTGGTTTTAAGGATTATCATAATATCCAAAGCTCAAAGTCAATTGCTAATTTGGTCGATTTCGGATGTATCATGTCAAAACCTACACAAGAGGAAATTAATGAACTAAGTGAATTTACAAAGAATTTTAGTGAAACTCCAAATATGGTTACAGATGTCTATAAAAATAGACGTGGCCGCTGGACTGATGTTAGAATATGGAGCAAGGTAGATTTAGGACGATGTTTGAGAAAAGATTTATTTATGACTGATCTCGGTAAACATTTAATGGATCAATTTGCGGCGGTAAATTTTGAAAATACAGATTATTCAAAATATCAAGATTTACTAGATTATTATAACGATGGCATTGTGTCAGATGAAATATATGAAGAACTAACTCAAATATCAGATTTACAACCAGAAGATTTATTAGATAACGCTGGCGAAGCATTTGAGCTAGATAAAGATATAACAGATAAATCATTTGGGAAGCTGATAGGATTTTGACGGAAATAAAAGAATTAGTTGAGAGCATATCGGATTCTCAGATTATAGATTTAGTTGTTTCTCTTGGCTCAACAGAATATAGAGAAACACAGGACGCAATTATTTTCAAAACGATATGTCACAATTGTGATGAAGAAGATGCAAGCTTTAAGTTATATTATTATCGAAAATCAAAAATGTTTCATTGTTATACTGAATGCAGTTGTTCATTTGATATTGTTGAATTATTTAGAAAAAGATATGAACTATTAGATATTGATTATAAGTTTAATGATATAATTAAGAAGCTTGGCGGCAAAGCAATACATCAGAATCAAAGTTTTTATAATCATTATGAAACAATTTATAATGAGAGAAATGATTATTCAAATATTAAATTGCCGTCAATCAACAAAGGGCTGTTAAATATTTATCAATTCTATCCAACTCAAGAATGGTTGGACGATGGAATTTCAATTGATATGATGAGAACATATAATATTTTATATTCTTCTCTTGAAAATAAAATCATTATTCCACATTATGATGTTGATGGAAATTTAATTGGAATTCGTGGGCGGGCATTAAATGAAGAAGACTTACTCTTAGGGAAATATATGCCTGTTCAAATTGAAGGGAAAATATATTCACATCCATTAGCATATAATTTATATGGAATTAATTTAGTTAAAGATAATATTAAAAAGTTCAAAATGGCGATCGTTGCTGAGTCGGAGAAAGCAAGTTTACAGTATGGAACAATGTTTGGACAAAACAACAATATATGCGTTTCAGTTTGCGGCAGTCAATTTAATAAATATCAATTGCAATTGTTAATGAAATGTGGGGCAAAGAAAGTGTTAATTGCCTTTGATAAAGAAGGCGAAACATGGAAAGAGCAAGAAAAATATTTTAATAAGCTATCTTCCATTTGTGATAGATATAAAAATTATTGCACAATGGGGTTTATATACGATACCAAAAATTTGTTAAAGCTAAAGCAGTCTCCTTTTGATTGTGGTGCGGCAATAACAAAAGAACTAATAAAAGGAGCAGTGTGGCGATAATGAAGTGAATTATATAAAAAGAACAAAAACAGATATAAAGGAGAATTTTACGATTAATCTCCTAAAAGATAGAGGAATTTTAGATGAGAATAGTGACTTAAATGCATATTTTCATCCAACTAAAGATAATCTTTTGCCGCCAGAGGACTTAGACAACATGGATGCAGGATTTCAAATGTTCAAGCATCATCTTGAACAAGGCAGTAAAGTGGTTGTGGTCGTGGACAGCGATGTCGATGGCTTTACCTCTGCATCAGCAGTTATTAACTATATGAATGACTACATGAAGGAACTGTATCCTAACATCCAAATTTCATATCATGTGCCAGAAGGTAAGGAACACGGCTTACGTAGTATTATGGATTACTTCACAGAATCATGTATTTGTGATCTCATACTCATACCCGACGCAGCGACAAATGATGACGTAGAGTGTGAACAGCTTAAAGACTTGGGATATGATATTCTGATTTTGGATCATCATATACAGAGTAGACCTAATGAGTCAGCAATAGTAATTAATAATCAGTCCTCGCCACGATACGAAAATAAGGATTTGAGCGGCGTAGGTGTTGTTTATAAGTTCTTACAGTATTGTGATAAACAATTTAATATTTCTGGCGCAGATGATTACTTAGACTTGGTTGCGCTGGGCCAAATTTCAGATATGGTAAGTTTAAATACATCGGAAAACAGATTTATTTGTGAGTATGGCTTATCACATATCAAAAATACAATGTTCCAAGCATTAGTAGAAAAACAATCTTATTCAATTTCTTCGCCGCCAACCCAAATTGATGTAGCATTTTATATTACACCGCTTATCAATGCTTTAATTCGAGTTGGAACTTCAAATGAAAAAGAATTATTGTTTAGAGGTTTTCTTAATGATGAAGAACTAGTAAGGTCTACTAAGCGTGGCGCTTCATATAAAGATATGGAATCAATTGCAGAACAAAGTGCTAGAAATTGTGTCAATGCAAAAAGTAGACAAAATAGAATTAAAGAGCAAGCAATGGAATTATTAGATATTCAGATTTCTAACAACTGTCTTGATGAGAATAAGATTCTAGTTGTTAATGCTGATGAACTTGATATTCCTAGAACTTTAACGGGTTTAGTTGCAATGGGAATTGCGGCAAAATACAAAAAGCCAACAATTTTAGGCCGAATTACTCCTGATGGGAAGACTTTGAAAGGTTCAATTCGAGGTCGTGACAATTCGCCGCTCAAAGACTTCCGACAGTTTTTACTAGACAGCGAATTGATGGAGTTTGTGGAAGGGCATTCAAATGCTTCAGGCTTTGCACTACCAATTAAGAACCTCGACAGACTCATAAGCTATGCTAACTTCGAACTTGACGGAGTCGATTTTAACGAAGGTAGTTATGATGTAGATTTTGTTGTAAACGGGAATTGTTCTTATTTAGAAGATTTAATTAATAATTTGGCGGCGAACAGTAATCTTTGGGGGCAAGCAAATGAAGAACCTGTTATTGCAATTGAAGATATAAATCTTGATAAAAGTTTAATTCAAGTAATAGGGAAAAATCAAGATACCTTAAAATTTAATTTCAATGGAATTACTTATGTTAAGTTTAAGGCAACTGAGATAATTGAAAAATTAAATACATTAGGACAAAATGTGATAATAACTTGTGTCGGCAGGGGGAATATTAATGAGTGGCAAGAAACTTTTACGCCACAAATTCTTGTCGATGCAATTGATGTAAAGGAAAGTTCAATATACGATTTCTAAAGGAGGAAATTAAAATGGAGTTACTAAAGAAAACAGAAGAGTATAGAGTAGAAACTGAGCAAGAAGCTCAAGACTTTATTGAAGAAGTAAAGAACGCTGCGGCGGTAAACGGATATGAGTTGACATCATATAGTTCGACTCATAGATATAAGAAAGATAAAGATTATTATCAAATTAAAATTGTAAAGACATATTAATTAAGAAAGGAGAAAAGTTAGATTTAATATAAATTTGACTTTTCTCTTATTTTATGATATAATATGTATAGAATAAAAGAGAAATCATGTAAAACAATACTCTGCATTTCTCTTGAGGAGGCCTATATGGAAGATTTAAAAATGATAAATCGTTTTGTGACGCATTCGCATTCTATGTATAGCAATTTCCGAATTATCGATAGTATCAATAAGCCGAAAGATATGATAATAACTGTAAATAAGCTAGGATTATCTGGTGTTGTTTTAACAGATCATGAAACAGTCGCAGGTCATGTAGATTGGTTAAAACAAGAGAAAGAATTAAAAGAAAAAGGCATAATTCCTCAAGAGTTTAAGTGCGGTTGTGGAAATGAAATATATCTTGTTGATGATAGAAATAATATAGAAAAATATTGGCACTATATTTTAATAGCAAAAAATAATATGGGACATCGAGCATTAAGAGAATTAAGTTCAATTGCATGGTATAATGGATTTAGCTCAAGAGGAATGATGAGAGTTCCAACTGAGAAAAGAGAACTTGAAGAAATTGTTGAAAAATATCCAGATTGTTTGATTGCTACGAACGCCTGCCTTGGCGGCCAGTTAGATCATTTTGTGCTTGAATTAGTAAAAGCAGAAAGAAATGAAAACGAAGAAGAAATATATAAATGGAAAAGTGAAATAGATAATTTTATCAAATGGAATCTTAATCTATTTGGAGAAGATTTCTATCTTGAAATTGCGGCAGGGCGTTCGAGAGAACAAATTAATTTTAATGAGAGAATTAAATCAATAGCAAAAGCTTATAATATAAAAATTATTATTGGTGATGACGCACATTATTTAACAGCAAAAGAACGACCAATTCATAAAGCATATTTGAATTCAAAAGAGGGAGAAAGAGAAGTTGATGAGTTTTATCAATATGCTCATTTTATGGATAACAATGAAGCTTATGGGAATCTTGAAGATTTATATAGTGAAGATGAGTTTATTGAAATCTGTAACAATTCAATGGAAATTTTCGATAAGATTGAAGGATATGATTTATCTCATTCGCCAATTATTCCAAGAACAAACGTTAAAGATTATCCTAAGTTTGAATTCAATGAAGATTTTGAAACGATTAAATATTTAACTAATTCAGATAATATCCAAGAAAGATATTGGATTAATGAATGCTTAAATGGATTAAAAAATAAAAAACTTTGGAATCAAAAATATTTAGCACGAATTGAAACAGAAGCAAACATTATTAAAACAGTCGGCGGCAAATTAAATAACTGCTTATTTGAATATTTTAATACATTTCAAAGTTATATTGATTTGTTTTGGGAGTGTGGTTCTGTTACAGGGCCAGGACGAGGAAGTAGTGTATGTTTTTTATCCAACTATTTATTAGGAATTACACAGCTTGATCCTTTGGAGTGGAATTTACCAGAGTGGCGCTTCCTCAATGCTGAGCGTACTGAGCTGCCAGACATAGACTGTGATTTGGCTCCGTCTAAACGTAAGCATGTATTTGAAAAAATTAGGGAACAACGAGGCGAGTTAAATTTATTACAGGTCTGTACATACGGGACGGAAGGCACAAGAAGTGCAATAGCTGCCGCCTGTCGTGGATATAGAAGTAGTGAATGTCCAGATGGAATCGATTCAGACGTAGCATTGTATTTAAGCTCTTTAATACCACAAGAAAGAGGATTTTTAAGAGATATTGATGATTGTGTTTATGGGAATGAAGAGAAAGGATATAAGCCAATTCAAGCTCTTATTGATGAGTTCAATAAATATCCTGGCTTGTTAGAAATTGTTCAATCAATTAAAGGAATAATTAACAAAAGAGGACAACACGCATCTGGAGTAATTATTTATAATAATAATCCATTTGAAACGAATGCAATTATGAGAAGTCCAAATGGAGATCTAACAACTCAATATGATTTAGGAGATAGTGAATATCTCGGTGATGTCAAGTTTGATATGCTAGTTACAGAAATTTGTGATAAGATTGGAATTTGTATTAAACTTTTACAAAGAGATGAATTGATTGATCCTAAAATGTCACTAAGAGAAGTTTATGACACATATCTTCATCCTTCAAAAATTGATATAAATGATAATAGATTATGGGATGCACTTGGCGAAGGAAAGGTCTTAGATGTTTTTCAATTTAGTGATGGAGTTGGATTAGCAACTGCGAAAAGAATTAAACCTAGAAACCCAAATGAAATGATTTCTGCAAATGCTCTAATGAGATTGAGCGGCGAAGCTGGGAAGGAACGTCCAATTGATAGATATTGTAGATTAAGAGCTAATATGAATTTATGGTATCAAGAAGTTCATGATGTAGGTTTAACAGAAAAAGAAATTAAAAATTTAGAGCAATATTATCTGCCAAATTTCGGAACGCCAACTGCGCAAGAAGATTTAATGATGGTTTGCCTAGACGAGAACATAGCTCACTTCACCTTGTCCGAAGCCAATTACGCGCGCAAGGTGGTGGCGAAGAAAAAGATAAAAGAGGTTCCTGCTTTGAAAGAGAAGTTTGTGTCTCAGTGTCCACGAAGGGTGTTAGGTGAGTATGTATGGGAGACGGTAATGAACCCCCAAATGTCATATGCGTAAATGCTTGCGCCTTTATATAGAAATATATATCGAAAAAATCTGTGAATTGCTGGAAAACTTATAATTAAGCAATCAGCAGCCAAGCTTATTAAATAAGAAGGTTCAACGACTATCCTTTTATGGAGTAGAGTAAAATCGAAGTGCAGATTATCAATCAAAGAGCTATAAAAAGAAAAGGAGGTGAACAGATGAAAAGAGTTTCAAAAGATATTGAATTACAAATTTGTAATGATTATATTAACGATCAAGGCTCATCTAGAGAATTAGGTCTAAAATATAATTTAGCAAAAACTACTATATTAAAAATCTTAAAAAGAAATAACATCAATCCAGTAAATAAAAGGTTGGTTAATCAAGAGTTAATCATTGATTATTTTGAAGAAATAAATTGTGAAGAAAAAGCTTATTTACTTGGTTTTATTTTTGCTGATGGATGCGTTTCTAATGATGAATTATTTATTGATATTCATCAAAAAGATATTAGTTTACTTGAAAAATTTTTGAAAATAGTTAATAGTAAAGCAAAAATTACAACAAGACAAAAACAAAACAGTATGATGAGTAGGATTGCTATAAAAAATAGAGAGTTTACTCAACATCTTAAAAAATATGGAATCATTGAGAATAAAACACAAAACACAAATCATCTTCCTATCGAATTAATCCCTAAAAAATATTATAAGGATTTTCTTAGAGGATTAATAGATGGTGATGGATGGGTTACAAAAACAGCAGAAGGATATTATCATATAGGCTTTGTTACTCGATATTATGATACAGCTAAAGATTTTGTTTTTATGCTGAATACTTTGATTTCAGAAAAATGGAATAATAAAATAATTAACAAAAATGATAAATATTTTATGGTTCAAATACAAAAACAATCTCAAGTAAAAGAAGCAGCAAAAATCTTGTATGAAAATAATAATATTTGTCTACCTCGTAAATTTGAATTAGCTCAACAAATTTACGAATAATAATAAAATGATTGATAATGATATAGTCTGTTTCAATATTTGAAACGTTGCCCGCCCGCATGCGACTGCGTATACGTTTGTAGGAATTCAAACACTGGTCTTAGCAATTTATTACCCTGACATTTACTGGAACTGCGCTTGCTTAATCGTGAACGCAGGCGCCGCAGAATTATTTGATGACAGTACAGAAGATGAAAAGAATAAATCTGTAAACTATGGAAAAGTTAGTATTGCATTAGGTAAATCAAAAAAAGCAGGAATTAATGTTTTGCCGCCAGATATTAATAATTCAGATTTAACATTCAGTCCAGATAAAAATAGAAATGCTATTATTTATGGATTCAAGGGAATTGAAAGAGTTGGAGATTCTCTTGTTAAAGATATTATTGCTTTGCGGCCATATAGTTCAATGGAAGATTTCTTAAGTAAAGTTAAACTAAATAAAACCCAAATGGTTTCATTGATTAAATCAGGTGCATTTGATTCTTTTTATGATGATAGAGAAAAAGCAATGGACATATATTTAGATTCAATTGCAGATAAGAAAAAAAGAATTACAATGCAAAATATGGCAATGTTGATTAAGTATAATTTGGTTCCAGATGAACTTGAGTTTGAGGTTAAGCTATTTAATTTTAATAAATATTTGAAGAACCATAAGTATAAAGATTATTATTATTTTGATAGTGTTTCTTATAGTTTTTATATGGATAATTTCAATATTGATAGCTTAATAAGAAAAGATGAGAGAACTCTTATCGAGCAATCAATTTGGGATTCGATTTATAAAAGTAAAATGGAGCCTGTTCGCTTATGGATGAAAGATAATCAAGAAGAAATATTAATTGAACTAAATAATGAGCTATATAATGAAGTAAAAAACAAATATGCTGATGGTGATATAAACAAATGGGACATGGACGCATTAGGAACTTATTGCCATGAGCATGAATTGAAAAATCTAAATAGAAGAGCGTATGGAATAGTTAATTTTGAAGATTTATCAGAAGAACCAACAATATCATCAGAATTTAGAAGTAAAGATGGTGCATTGATTAGATTATATGAAGTATCAAGAATTTGCGGCACAATTATAGATAAGGATAAAAATAAAAGCACTGTTGTAATTCTAACGCCAACAATGCAAGTTGTTCATATTAAAGTATGGAAAAATCAATATGCAAAATGGGATCGACAAATTAGTAAGGTAAATCCAGATGGAACAAAAACAATAATTGAGAAAAGTTTCTTCTCAAAAGGAAATAAGATTATTGTAACAGGTATTCGGCGTGGTGATGATTTTGTTCCAAAGAAATATAAGAATACTCCTTCGCCGCTGTTTGAAAAAATAATTAAAATGGATGAAGATGGGTTTATCATTGAATCACAAACTGAGAGATTTGAATTGGAGGAATAACAATGACAATAGGTTTATATGATATAGACTTTAATCATGGTAAAACTTTCTCCTTAAGTCTCCCTCTCATGAAAGTATATAATAAACTCTATTCAGAGCGTCATCAAGTAATAATGATGCAGCCATATGAAAAGACAAATCGTTATAACAAAATATACTATTTCAAAGATTCAAAATCTTTACGAGTTCCAAACAATTTAATTATAGATACTGACAAAGGAGAAGTCCTAGGCTATGGATTTCTTGGTACTAGCGGCTTAAAATCTGCCGCCAAAGTACCGCCTTCCTTTTCCCCTTATGAACTTAATTCAGATAGAATAAAAAATAAAAAACTATTTAATTCAATTAAAAACAATAATTTAGTAGATTGGCGAGAAAAAGACTTTACATATACTTTTAGCGGCAAATCAAAAACCTATATTATTGATAGAGATTTCTTACTTGAAGAAGATTGGAAAGATTTATTCAGTTCCTTTGACAATAATATAGAATTCATAAATTCCCTCACAGCACGAAATTTTCATCAAACAAAAGAATTTCTAAAACTCTATAGCGGCGCACTGCATAAAATCGTTACTTCGCCGCCGTCCTCTATAGACGAATTAATTGAATATAGTCCATTCTGTATCTATAAGAATTCTTTTTCAATTGAGCAAATATTCCTTATAATTTTGGCGGCGAAGCAACAAGGTTCATATTCAATTGATTTCTCATGGAATGGAACTACTTTTGAAAACGCTATAATAAAATGGGGAAAGAATAAAACAAGAGAAAGTTTCAATATTTTTACAAAACAAAAATTTGAATCGACAAAAGAATTCAATCAATTTCCAAATCGAGTCCTTTTAAAGCAAAACCCTCAAACTTTAGGCAAAACTTTTATAAACGAAAATTTGATTTTTCTTTAAAACTATGATATAATATTATTATAAAAAGGAGGTAAGAGTCCTATGAATGAAAGATTAGAAAATTTAATTTGTCAATTTAATAAAGTAACAAATGAATTACAGAGTATTCCATTAGATACTTTTGTTCTAAATCCTAGAATTGAAGAACTAACTAGCGAACTAATGGAACTACAAGAAGAAATTGAACTTCTAAAGGGGGACAGTGAAAATGGAGAATGAAAACAATGTTCTACTCTCTGTATATGATGATAATGGTAAGTTAAAGTCATTAGAAGATATTAAGAAAGAACTAGACCAAGTCTATCCTATGCTTGCGGCAACAGATGAAGATGATTCTTTCGTCTCAATGCTATCAAATCCAGAAGTTCTATTAGAAGCAGAACCCTTGATAGATCGTTGCAATATGCTAACTCGCCGCATTTATCTATCTTCTGATATTACAGAGGAAATTGGAACAGAAATTCTAGAAAAAATTCAATTCTGGAATACAGCAGATGAATTTGATGGATTACCAGTAGACAAAAGAATTCCAATTCAAATCTACATTGATACTGCTGGCGGCTTTGTAACAAACTCATTCCAAATTGCAAATGCAATTGCGCTCTCTAAGACTCCTGTTTATACAATTGTAACAGGCGCCGCCCTTAGTGGAGGATTTCTAATTGCTATCAGCGGGCATAAACGTTATGCATTCCCTAATAGTAGCTTTATGTTCCATGAGGGTGCGATTGAGTTCGGCGGCGATGCGCATAAAGCAATTCAATCAATTGATAACTATCATGTTGTGCTAAAGCAAATTAAAGCCCACGTGCTTAAACATACAAAAATTAGCGATGCAGAATACGAATCTCATACTAAAGACGATTGGTACATAAGCAGTGAAGAGGCTGTCCGATGGGGAGTCGTGGATGAGATTTCAACAACACTATTAACGGAGGATTTTTACGATGGAGAAGAAGGTTAAAGATTTATTTACACAGATTGCAGATAGTTCAGCATCTCAGGACAAGGATTCAATCGAACAATTTATTCAAATTCTTGAACTTCCTGATGAACAATTTGATGCTGTCTATCCTAAGTTTAAGGATATGGTAGCAGAAGTATTTGAAGGCGAGGAGTATCAGAAGCAGCTACTCAATACTCTAAAGCTTCATCCAGTTGATAATCTAAGTGCAGAAAAGGCTCAAATTGATGAGTTCTTAGAGAATGTTGATAGTGATGAGGAGCTTTCAGCTAATAAGAAAGAAATGATTAAAACTCTATTCCAGTCAACACTTGATACTCTTACAACCCTACTTGAAAATCAGCGAGAGTTTGTAGGTGTTAAGGTTTATAAAATGGATTCAGATGTTGAGCTACCATCATATGCTCATCCAACTGATGGCGGCGCAGATATTAAGGCAAATGAAACAGTTACTATTGCCGCTGGCGAAACAAAGATTGTTAAGACAGGCTTGAAGATTGCTTGTCCAGCAGGATATATGGTTCGTATTGCACCTCGTTCAGGTCTTAGTGCTAAGACGGGTCTAAGAGTTGCCAATGCTGATGGGACGGTTGACGCAGACTATCGCGGGGAAGTAGGAGTTATCTTATCCAACACAGGCACAACCGATTACACGATTAATAAGGGCGATAAAATTGCTCAAATGTACATCATGGTTGCGCCAGCAATTAAATGGACAGAAGTTGAAACTGAAGACGAACTCGGTTCAACCGATAGAGGAGAAGGCGGCTATGGCTCTACTGGTGCGTAATGGCGTTAAAATATGAAAATGTAAAAGAAGAAATTGAACAAGAAGGATGGAAATTAATTTCTGATTCTTATAAAAACTTACAAACACAAATGGAATTCGAATGTCCGAACGGGCATTCAAATTTCTATACTTTTGATTATTGGCGAAAGCATAGAAATTGTCCAGTTTGTCAAGAAAACAAGTATATAAAAATTAATGATAGGGCGCCGAAAAAGAAAGGTTTCAGAGTTCTTGCCTTTGACTAGGCGTCTATTACTAGCGGCTGGGCGACAATTGATGACGAAGTATTAATTAAGTTCGGCGCTTGGACTTCAAATGGACTTCATAGCACCGAGCGAATTGCTAAAACAAAATAGTGGTTCGCCAACATGATTCAGAGTTGGCAACCAGACTTAGTAGCTCTTGAAGATATTCAATTGCAAAAGTTTGAAAATGGTGAAGCAGTAACTACCTATAAAAAACTAGCTCACTTGCAAGGAGTCCTCAAAAATTATTGTTATGAAAACGGCTTTGTATACAAAATAATTCCTCCTGCCACGTGGCGGCACCACAGTGAAATCAAAGGAAAGACAAGAACAGATTAGAAACGAAATGCTCAGTTTAAAGTTAAAGAACTTTATGATCTGAATGTTTCCCAAGATGAAGCTGATGCAATTCTTATTGGACGTTGCGCCGCCGCCGAAAGTGCAGCGAATAAAATTATAATATTCTAAAAAAAGAGAGATAGCAATAAACTATCTCTCTTTTGTTATTATTTCACTTTATAAATACACCAAACAGGACGCTAAGAGCAATCAAAGGTATCGTATATTTCACCATCAATAACACACGTAATGTGACCACTCATAGTCACCAAGTAAACACCTTCTAAATTCATATCGAGAAAGTCCTATAAAACATAAACATCTCTAGGACAAAATCTCTCATATCTATCTGCTAGATAATCATTAATAAAGCTAGTTTCAGAAAGTGTTATGCCCTGGCGGCGAGAATAATCTGAGAGTTTTCTATGTTTTAATATACATTACGTTTTCTGGTAAACATAGTGCAATTGACATTCCCGCTCCTACAGGCACATTAGCGACTTCAAGAGTTGAATTGATATTATAAACATTTCCCTGGGGCTATGGGAATAACGGTTGCACATTTGTTTGAGAAAACATTGATGCGTTAGGTACTTGCTGAGGTTATTGATTCTATTGAACATTGTTCATATTATAATTGTAAGCCGTAATAAATCACCTCCGTGGTTTTTCCTCGCTCAATTAGTATATAACAAGAAAAGGACGTGTTTCTAAAAAATTCACACGCCCTTAAAAATTTTTTCTGGTCGTTTTTCCGACTTATTTAATAAATGGAGATAAAAGTTCAAGTTGTTCAAAAGTTAAGTTTAAAGGTTCTAGTTCGTCAAGGGAGAAGTAAATGTCGGGAAGTTGTACTTCACAAGCATTTATTTGACGAATTATATCTTGACACTGAATGAGGTATCCTTCTTTTACTTTGTAACCGCCTTGTTCATTAATTACAGGGCGACCGTCTTGCATTTCAAAGTATTCTGAACAGTTTGAAAGAATTTGTTCTGTATAGATTTCTTGTTCTTCAAGAATTGATTTTTTAAGTTTTATTAACTTATATTGTGTATGGATATTGAATTTTAGATCTTTTGTTTGATCGAATATTGGTAAAATTGATAGAGCTTCATTTCGTTTTATTAACATTTTATTCATCTCCTTAAAGGTTACTTTCAAAGCCAGAACTATTTAACGGACCATGAAAGCTTGTATTTCCATATGCCCCACAGAACTATAAAGATAAATGCCACGTAGCATTACTGCTTGGTGCATTGCCAGCTTCACAAGCTTCTGTTATTGCTTCTTGACTTGCTTCTGTTGCTATGTACCACGCACCCCAGCCGTAATTACAACATGGACCATATTGAGCCACTGAAAGAGCCTGTGCGGTTAAATTTGAAGTGTCCGCAGCAACAAAGGAATTCCAGATTTCATCAATATCATCATATGAGTAAGTTGCTGAAGAGCCGGTGTATCCAGAAAAACCACCATTAGCAAAAACTTTATCTAAAATTTCTGTACCTGTTAAATTTTCTGTATACCGTTCAAAAAAATGCGCACGAATTAAAAAAGCGTAAAGGCATCGGCCTGCTGTTGATTTAGTAGAGTCACTTTCAAAATAATTTCCATTTCCCATTTCACGCCCGCATAAGTAAGCAACTCGATGTTTATCCTAATCTGTGAACCCCCCCACTTTG